GGCAATACGTGCGCAGGTTGTTAAGTCTGACTCTATAGCCCAGCTATCGCTAGACTTTGACATATCAGAGAGCGGCATTAAAAACGTTCTGTATCGAAAGGATATTTGGGGGCACGTGAAATAAATAAAGAAAAACAGTTTACAAAGTAAAGATTGCGGCTTACAATTCAGTTTCACAGGGTTTATATAAATAGGGGTTTAAGATGATAGATAAAAAAGTTAAGACTGCGCTTGAGTTTCTGCAAATAGAAATGAGAAAGCAGCTTGATGAGATAGAGCAAAAGCTATCTAACATTGTTTTTAATGAGCATGATGCAAATTGGGGCCATGTTGGAAGTGCAGCGCAAGCCGTTAAAGAATTACAAAACATAAACGAGTTTTTATCATGAAGTACGAAGACTTTTTAAGAGCAAAAAAGCATAGCTCTGGTGATTACGGATTTGATCCTATTTGGATGCCGCCTAGCGTGTTTGATTTCCAAGAAGCAATAATAACTAAGTGTATTAAAAAAGGCCGATATGGTGCGTTTGCTGATACCGGTCTAGGTAAGACATTAGTTCAACTTGCTTTGGCCTACAATGCAGTTTTAAAGACCAATAAGCGCGTTTTAATACTTACCCCTTTAGCAGTTGCCTTTCAGTTTCTTAACGAGGCTGATCGAATTGGTATAGATGATATTGAACAGTCTAAAGATGGTAAATTCACAAAGAAAATAGTCGTAGCAAACTATGAAAGATTGCATCTTTTTAATCCTGAGGATTTTGAGTGTGTGATGCTAGACGAGTCTAGTATTCTGAAAAACTTTCAAGGGTATACTCGTGATGCAATCGTTGCGTTTATCAAGAAAGTTAAATACAGATTTTTGAGTACCGCAACGCCTAGCCCGAATGATTTTATTGAGTTGGGGAATAGCTCTGAAGCATTGGGTTACATGGGTTACATGGACATGCTAACCAAGTTCTTCAAAAGTAATCAATCGAGCGTAGATTCAAACAATCGCAACATAGGCGAGAAGTTCTACCTAAAGCCACACGCTGAGCGTGATTTCTTTGCATGGGTTAATCAGTGGTCGATAATGGTTAAGCGCCCAAGCGATTTAGGATTCAGTGACGAGCGTTATATTTTGCCGGAGTTAATCACTAACTCACACGTAGTTCACAATAAAGAAACTTGGTGTATAAACGGGCAGAACTCACTTTTTGCAATGCCAGCAAAAACAATGAGTGAGGTACGTGTGGAGCAAAAGCAAACCACACAAGAGCGATGCGAAAAGGCTGTTGAGTTAGCAAGCGGTAAAACTTCTGTTTATTGGTGTAATACCAATGATGAAAGTGCTGCATTGAAAAAATTAGACTCTGGCGCGACTGAAATTCTAGGCGCTATGAGTATCGAGAAAAAAGAAGAAATATTGATAGCATTTGCTAAGGGTGAGATTGATCGACTAATCACTAAAGCGTCAATGACCTCAATGGGATTGAACTGGCAACACTGTAATCACACTGTTTATTTCCCAACGTGGAGCTATGAGCAGTATTACCAAGCTATACGCCGTTTCTGGCGCTTTGGTCAGAAAAACAATGTAGTAGTTGACCTAGTTATATCCGATGGACAAGAGCGGGTTATGGAGGCGCTACAGCAAAAGACTCAAAAGGCTATCCAGCTTTATGACAACTTAGTCAAAAATGCTAACCGCGACTTCACCCAACTAACAAAAGAATTTAATCAAAAAGCAAAATTACCGGAGTTTTTAAAATGAGTTTAGTAAAAGAGCAATTAATCACTGATAACTACGCGATCTATAATAGTGATTGCATGGAAGTATTGCCAACGTTGCCGGATGAGTCTATCGACCTTTCAATTTATAGCCCTCCATTTGCCGGACTTTATAACTATTCAAGCTCGGAGCGCGACTTTTCAAACTGCGAAAGCAAAGAGCAATTTTTAGAGCAATATGATTACCTTGTTTCTGAAATTGCGCGGGTTACAAAGTCTGGACGAATTACGGCCGTACACTGTACCGATGTTTTTGATAACTCATGCTTCTTGTGGGATTTCCCGAATGAGATTATCCGAATACATGCTAAGTACGGTTTTCACTACCGCAACCGAATTACAGTGTGGAAAGAGCCTCTAAAGGTTCGTATGCGCACGATGGTAAAAAGCCTAATGCACAAGCTAATCGTTGAAGACTCAACTCAATGTTTTACTGCTATGCCTGATTACGTTTTGATTTTTACCAAGAAAGGCGAAAACGCGGCACCAGTAACACATACCTGCGGGTTAAAAAAATACGCTGGCGAGGTGCCAATTTTGCCTAACATTTTACAGGCTTGGAATAATGCTAATGATTCAAAACTAACGGCTACCGAGTTATGGGACACATTGAATAAAATGTATGTCGATCACGAAGACCCAAAAAGCAATAAGTTAAGTCACTACATTTGGCAGCGTTACGCGTCTAGTGTTTGGGATGATATTCGTATCGATAATGTTTTACCGTTCCGCGACTCAAAAGAAGACGATGACGAGAAGCACGTTCACCCGCTACAGCTTGACGTTATAGACCGTTTGGTTGACCTGTACTCTAATGTAGGCGAAACAGTTCTAACCCCGTTTATGGGTGTTGGTAGCGAAGTTTACAGCCCTGTTTCATTAGGGAGAAAAGCAATCGGAATAGAGTTAAAAGACAGCTATTTCAAACAGGCAAAAATAAACCTATCAATGGCTGGCAATCGTTTTGAAAAAGAGTCATTCCAAGACTCGCTATTTGATATTCTTGACGAAACGATGTAATGCGATGCGCCAGATGCGATAAAAGAATCCGCGAGGTTTACTACGTAAATGGTAAGCCTTACGGAATCGAATGTGCAAAAAGGCGCGGTTATTCAGACAAGAAAGTGATTATTAAAAAACCAGTAGAAATTGACGAAAAACAAGGGCAGTTATTTTGAATCGACAAGACATAGCAAAAGAGCTTCGGTGTGTGGCAGACGCAATGCACGAAGTAGGAGTAAAAATGGATTATTTCGGCGGGCTTGACACTGAGATGAAAGAAAAGGCTAGAGAGATAATCGGAGCGAGCGAAATAGCTCGATCATGGGCAGAATCAATAGAGAATGAAATATGAGCAAACCAAGAACGACATCACTAAGACAGAGTGACATAGACTTTGACGAGCAATGCAAGATTTACAATGCAAGCACGGATAAGAAGTGTATAAGAGTTCGCGACGAGTCAAAGCGATTTGAAGTCATAGTAAATAGGAAATATGTAGGCAGCTCTGCAAAGTTTGAGGAAGCGCAAAGAATACGCGATGAGGCGATTAACGATAAAGAATTAACAGGGGAATAAAATGAAAACAGCAAAATACGGCAATTTGTTCCGGTGTGACTGGATCGGCATTACAGCAATCGGTAAAACCAGAAAAGAAGCCAGAGACACAATGATTAAAATGGTGAGGCAGTTTAAAAAGTGATTGATTTTGAGTTATGGGTAAACGAGCAGACAAAAATAGTTTGTGATTATTTCGGGATAGGAGAGTTAGAGAGTGAAAAAGTTTCTAAGTGTGAGAGGCAAAGGAGCAGAACCGACAAGCCGCCTACAGTTCTACACACCAGAGTTTCCGTGCAAGATGCGAGTGAATCTATGGGGTAAGGCGTCAAAGCATCTAAAGCGCGATGTAGACGTTGATTGTGAGCATCCTTTATCGCTAAAAGAGTTTAGCGAAGAATTAGAGGTAATATCCGAAGGGTTCTTCAATGAGTTTAATGACCTTATCGAAAAGCAAACTCTAGTTTTAGAGCTAAGCGGTAAACATGCAGATGCTTACGAGCTAAAGAACATGATACCAAGCTACGGATATGATGTATTTGAAATCAAATAAATAAAAACACTTTACAATCATAAAGGATGTTGCTATAGTTACATCACTGAGGCAATAAAGCTAAAGACAAACAAATAGGCAATGAAGATGGAAAACTTAAACGCAGCAAACTTCAAATTAGAGTCTCGCGCAAACGTTGCAACTGGCGAGGGTTACAAAGGTGAGTTATTTGACCGCTTTTACAGTGAAGAAGATGATTGTTTTGCGGAAGTATTTACTAATTTAGATGGCTCGCAAACTCTAGTTGTTGGCGATCACATTCCTTTCGATCAAGAAACAGAGATTGACGAGCAAGATAAATTTATTGCGAGCATGTATTAGTAACGACAATGGCGCGAAAGCGCCTATCGAGGCAAGAATGAAAGATAAAATACTGGGCGCTATATGCTGGGCCGCACTATTAGCAATAACCGCATGTTTGTATGTAGGCTGTTTTGGTGTTCCGCCATGACGGCATCAAGATATTGCAAAGCTCACGGAATTAAGAGTCTAACGTTTCTAGCTAAACAGCTTGGCGTAGATAGGCGAACGATGCACCAACTTTTTGTTAAGTGAAGGTGAGCGAAATGATTAGGAAGCTATTACATGCACACAGAGTAAAAGTTCATTTGAACTATTGTAAAGGCTCGGCATTTGGCTCAGCTTGTGTGGGAAACCTTGAACGACATAGAGTTTTTAATTCGCTAACAAAAAAGCGGTACAAGCAATACGCCAAAGTAAAATTTTGGTTTATGTAGTAACACATAACGCCAATGTTCAGCGGTGCCTTTTAACAAACAGCGAAAGGCGAACTCTTGCAGCATCCGTGCTGAAACGCCTTGTTATGACCAACTACCGGAGTAAACAAATTGAATAATAGATTTCCTCACGATAGGCAAATACAGGTGTTTCGGCCAGATATGACAACATACAAAATACTAGAAAGTTCGCACTTGATTAGTGTGCAAAATATGTCTGATTCAGAGGTTAGAGTTTCACAGGCATTTCGGGCCAAAGCCAGTGCTGATGATTTTTCAGTTAAAAACCCATTCTACAATGGGCGCAGGTCATAACGCAGAGCTAAAGCGCGGCTGACTGAGCCAGCTTTAAAACTGCAAATTAAATTCTGTCGCCTTTCAGCGACTTGTTAGCTGAAGCATAACGGAGTGAAAAACTATGAGAATTTGGAAATACAAACTCGAAATAAATGATTTTCAGGAAATAGAAACACCTTCTGGCGGTGAGATATTAACAGCGCAAATGCAAGGTAATGAGCTGCAGCTTTGGGTTTTGGTGAATGAAAACTCAATACATAAAACGACTAGAAAGATTGCCATTTACGGTACTGGAAACCCAATGCCAGAAAGTTGTGGTAAATATATTTCAACGTTCCAGCTGCACAATGGCGCGTTAGTATTTCATGTGTTCGAACTGGCCAGATAACGCCAATATAACTGGTGCGCTTTTCACAAGTGATTAGTGCGCCAAACTTAAACCGCATCCAGTTAATATTCTTGTTATGTGACGGATGCTTGCGAGGATTTAGAGATGGAATTATCAGTTGAATATTTTGAAATTGCACTGGACACCATTGTGAAAAACAACAGGAATACAGCCTCAATTACACAGAAGGAGCTGAAGTGGATAATTGACGAGCTAAATAAAAATGACAAAGTTACGGTGGGCATAACTACGCACTACCACCCTGACGCAAAACCGATTGACGGAATTATTTAAACACATAACAATGGAATATACGTATCACGCAAAGTCGAGGCATATAAATCAATGGCTTACAGAGAGACGAAAAAGGCAAGGAAGATATGGAGCGAGCAGGCCAATGCAGCGCAAGAAAGAAAGCGAAACGCAGACAAAACGCCTAGCTCAATCGTTTTTATTGATCCCTACATGAAAATCACGGTGGAGCGAAAGCAAACTAATGAGCTAGCAATTTTCGAGTGTTTTGAAGGTGATAGAATCGACAACTACCGAGTGTACTGTAATGATAAGTTTATAGGTGTTCAGAGCATTACAGAATTGACGAAAAATATTAGAAAGGCGTTGCCAAGATTCAAGCAGTTTTATTAACTAATTAGGTGATATATGCTTAAAGTTTGGATTTTTATTTGGCTTTTATTTGGAGCTTACGCACTAATTGCCGCATATGGTGTCGGTGGATTTAGTGAGGCGTTAATGGCTATGATGAGCGGGTTTATGGTTGCGCGTAACATGTCAGAGATTTAAAGCTATTCTATAATGCAGAATTACATATAATTATGGTATAATCGAGAAAACTACGAGGCTATTACTATGTCTAACGTGCGCGAAAATACAGTTAAAGAAAGTCTAACCGCTGGCTCAAATGTAGATGTATTACTAGACCCAGATCACGCTTATGTACGCACTGTCATTGCTGTAACTGGTAACATCACAGGAACTATCACAGTAACAAAGAAGATCATAGGCGCTACTAGATTCACTGCACTTAATCCTGCTGGCACTATAGACCTAACAGCAAGTGACGAGCTAATCATTCAAGGCGCTGGACTAGCTGCAATTAACGTGGCTCATGCTGGTACTGGCGCTGCAATGTCAATACGAGTGACACAGCTATCAATCTAAGCTAAAATACTCGCAAAGCAGCGGTGCTGCGATAACGTGAGGATTGGTCAGTGACCAGTAATAACGAGCAAGATAAAAACTTAGGTGGTAGACCATTATCATACAAGACAGTCGAAGAATTACAGGCGGCTGTAGACTTGTATTTCGACACCGATGCTTATATTGAGGTTGGTGGAGAGGACAAAGCAAAGATGTACGCTCCAACTATGAGTGGACTTGCACTTAGTCTTGGTGTCGATAGAAAAACAATCACAAACTATGCCAACAGAGATGAGTTTTTCCCCACAATAAAAAAAGCCCGTACCCGTGTAGAGGTTGCACTAGAGCAAAGACTCTACGGAAACAACGTAACAGGCATTATTTTCAATCTAAAAAATAACTTCGATTGGTCTGATAAGCAAGAGATCAAGCAAGAGACTACCCATAAGATTGAAGAATCATTAGCGGAGCGCCTAA